CCAGGCATCACCTGTACCAGTCCCACCATTCCCATCATCTCCTGCCGATGGATCTACATACCAAAGTGCCATATACTAGACCTCCAATGTACGAACGGTAGGCTTACTGATAACGTCCCGAACGCCAACACCGTCCATCAATGCCTTATAGGCTATCATCTGGGCGACAAGATTCGTTACATCCGAGCCAGTGAGTCGAGACACTCCCTCCGCAGTTCGCCTATCCGAAACCTCCTGGGTATCATTAGGGATTACGGATGAGATATAGGCAAACCATGTGACAAGAGCCGCTTGAATTTCATAGTCAAGGCTCCGCATCTTTTCTGCCAGAGCCCTACTGTTATTGGTGAACTTGACTGCCTGCTCATTAGTAATAGCCATGACTTCTCCTATTTAGCATAATAAAGTCTATCGTCTGCGGTAAGGCGGGCACATAGCCCAGGGGTCGCTGCTGGCAGGGCGGCATGTTCCGTAAACGACAGGGTCTGCATCCCCAGTCTCTCGTTCGTTGTATCTACATAAGCCACTTCAGTTCCGCCATCAGCATCCAGGACCCGAAGAAATGTGGTACTGTCAATGCGCGGCTGCAACGTCACAGGCGTTGAAATGTCTGTTATCACTGCTGTTGATTGTAGGTCCATTACTCAAACACCTGTGTTATAATCGTGGGATCTTGTGGGTACACCTGCTGCTGGATGTTCGCCTGCGTCGTGACGCTGCCTATAGCATCCTCTAGCGTGGACTCGCCAGTGCCGGTCCAAACCATGTGACCTACGCTGCTGATCGCCACGTCAGTGATAGCCGGTGATGCGCCGTTCTGCAGGAAGGCGATAAGCCAGAACGTCCCAGAGGCGGTTGTGGGAAAGGACCCGATGTACTCGCCACTGGACTTGTCTGTCAGGGTGATGTCATAGTCCGTCACGTTACCAGCAGACCACGCCTCAAATGCAGGCGTACCGGAGGTGTTCCATACCTGGCCGGTCCCGTCGAATACTCTGAAGTATAGCGTCGATCCTGTCGCGTGACTGATCTTGACCTCGTTAGCCATCTATGTCGCCCTCAGGTCTCTCGATTAGCTTGATTGAATCTCTTAACGCTACCAGCTCACCTAGGCTATCCAGGCTGATTACCTTCTGCGCTACCCCAAATACCTCGTCTAGCTGTGCCTTGCCTTCTTTGTCTGCCCTGATCATGTTAACCCCTTAACTTGATTAGCTGCCCAACTTGTGCAGAAGTCGCCCTGAGTTTCCGTACCAGCGAGCATCCAGCCAGGTGGCCTGGTCGTCGCGTCCGAGTAGCTCTTGCTCGTCACGGTCCATCGCCCATACCTTGGGCATCATCGTTCGTAGTTCATTCCACAGCTGGGTCGCCGCAGGGGTTCCCGCGTGATTAGTCAGCGGAGGCAGCAGACGCAATGCCAAGTTCAAAACCAGGCACTCAACGAACGAGGGGTCGAACTTGCTCGCATCGCTGATCTGTGCTGTGTAGAGTATCTTCATTGAGGAGTCATCCGAGAGGATGCTGCCTGCCTCAAGTTTATGGGAGTAGACCGAAGTGTTTCTCCTGGTCCCACCGTCCCCGTAAATAGCCCTTAGCTTGATGAAGTTCGAGGGTAGGGGGTAGGCGTATGAAAACCCGAAATCAGGGGCTGTTGCACTCTGTGCGAGGGCTTCCCTGTCAGCCGCAAAGGCCCACATATGATTGCGGAGCAGTGCGTCTCGGGCAGCCTCGTAATGGATATTACACTGAATAGATTCTGGAGTTTCATCTGTCTCCAGGTTGTCCAGCCGGCCAGCCCCGATCCGGGCCAACGCCTGATTACAGATCCTCGTCGGGTTTTCTATGGCCATGATATCCTCGTATGATAACAAATAATCCCTGGCGGGTGACTAGTACACCCGCCAGGGTGGAAGGGGTCTATTCCAGCACTAGGTCAATCAGTGCCGGCTCATCGGTAACGCCAACATGGAGCACGTTGCCCCACGTTTGGGTGAGCGTCACCCAGACGCCGCAAGCTCCAACATCAGCGTAAGTGCCGGGCGCTCCGACCTTCTCGCCAATTTGGACAGACTCGCCGTCGTCTACGATTACTGGACAAGGACCGGCGGTCTGTGCCCAGAAGTACTCGCTAGCAGCAACAGCCACCAGCGGAACGCCAGTAGCCACACCAGTAACGGTAAGGGGGTAAACAACCACCTTGCTGTACTTGTTCGCGTGCAGCGTGATTTCGGTAGTGGCCGAGATGGCCGTACGGATAGGAGTATCAAGCTCAATCCGTAGGATCGTGTCGGTCGAGTCCAGCTCCGAGGCAATAACCCGGTAGATGTCCCCAACGCCTGCGATCTTGTTCGCGTAAAACCAACCATCAGCGAACTCGTTTTTAGCATACCCGCCACCAGTAGTGACCAGGAGTTGTCCTGAAACGTCACCGACAGCCCAAGTGCTGGCCGCGTTCTGGATAGCGTCGTCAGTCTTATCATCGACGACCTTGGTTTGGGTCATTAAAGCCTTGGACAGAGCACCCGCGCCATTGAGGCTGTAGCGGAAAACTCTATCGCCTTCTACATATCGCGAACCCAGTGCATGCTTCTGCGCAGTGCTCGTACTATACACATCCTGCTTGGGGAACGACTGAGGTCCAAAGGTGGTGCCTCGGTCGAATGCAGAGATATCTAGCTGTCGTCTAACTCCAGCCATAGTTCATTTCTCCTTAAGCAACCTTGTTGAGACATTCGTGAACCTTATCGCCGTCCATCCGAACCGCACCGAAACTCATCTCCGAGTAAACCTGGAGGGTGTAGTTCTTATCAGGACGCTCGTCCATACGGGACTTGACTTCCTCAGCCTGGGCAAGAATGATGCCATCTTCAGCCCATGCAATCGAGCGGAACGCTGTGGAAGTTGCGGCATCTTTGGTGATGCGATTCGACCAGAAGAAGTTGAAGCCCATATAGGAATCAACCTTGCCAGTGGTCAGCACCTTGACCGTGTTGTAGTCCGAAGACCCAACCTCGGTAAGTGCCAGCATATCGGAGATCGTCTTAGGAGCGACCATCCAATACTTCGGGATGTCGGGATCGACGTCGGCGTCGTTAAAGATCTGCATCATAAGCAGCATCTTCGCGAGTGACATATCGGCAACTCCACCTCCCATGGCAGCCAGTGTTCCCAAGGTCGTGGCAGTCGCATCTGAATTGATGGAGATAGCCTCGTCCTTGTGAGCGATGGTCGTGCTTCCGGTCTTGTCAACCGTAGCAGCGCCTAGAGCGGCAGAGATAATCAGATTATCCTTTGCACGTCCCAGAGCCATAGCCTGAGTGCGTTGAAACGCGGAGCTAGGTTCGATGATTGTCTTTAGTTTATCCTGGTTATCCAGGAACGATGAGGTGTTATAATCTGCGGGGGTTGCCCAACGACGAGAGTGATCCTGCTCGTTGTTGGGAGTGTCGCCATGCCGACTCGTAATCAGCTGAGCTTCTACCTCTCCAAGACGATCGAAGGCTGCGTCCTCGGCATTGGATACGGACTCAGTCCGAACCTTGCCTTGCATCTTCGAGCCAATCTGCTGAGAGAGGATGTAGAGGCTTGCCGCATACTGCCGAGTCATGGCAGTTGAAATGTTCGATGCAGGCATTTCTATAATCCTTACTTAGATACGTTGATCGCCGTGATTATCTCTCATGAGGTCTTGGCTACGTTTAACGTCCCGGTTGACGGCTGGTCCTAGGGGATTATCAGCTTACTGGTGTAGACTCCAAATAGAGTCTAGTGATTTTGTCGTGTACCTGCCGATATCGGGCAGGGTCAGATTTCTTGAGTTCCCCGGTCATGTAACCTGGGGTGGAGCGGAGATCGCTGATCTCAACTTCCATCTCGATTGGGGTTGACTTGTGCAGCTTGGTATCCACAGAACCGGACTCCATCAGCCTAGCACCCATATTAGCCACCCATTCAATAGCGACAGGACTATTCCCAATAATAGCCAGAAGAGCGTCCCGATTATCGCCTGGTTCCGTTGTGTCCGCGACGATGCGGTCCGCGAGGCCCATTCTTTCTTCGTAAGCGTCGCCATACTTTGACCTCATCGCCTGCTCGGCGTCACTGACTTCCTTGTCCTGTTTGTCCTGCTGGTGCTGAAGACCCTGGGTCGTCAATGCGTTATTGAACGATGCTATACCGTCTACCTGTTTCTGGTTCAGACCCAGCTGATGGGCCAAATCCTTGAACTGAGAAACCACGTCGCTACTCCAGCTGTCCTCGGGGATATCCTCGGGACGGTTCATCGTGTAGTCGTCTGCGGTCTCCGGTCGGCCAATGGCCTTGTGAAAGGCGTCCCAGTCCTCGACAGGGCTGAGTTCTGATGGCAGAATGACTTTATCCTTACCAAACGCCTTTTGTCCATGAACAATGGTTTTTATCATACCCGGTATGTCACTAAACGTATCCAGGCATTTTTCCCCTCGGTACTCCTCTGAGATCGATTCCTTCCATCCTTCTGCGAGGGTGCCGTCATCTCCTACGAAGGAGTTGAAGTTCCCTACTGCCGGGGCAGCTTCTGGAGCCGCCGTCTCTACTACTGGTGCTGCGATTTCTTCAGGCATGTGTCTGTACCTCTTCTCTGAGATCCGCATCCAAATACTGATGGATATGCAGGATTACCTCACGTTTGCCATTATTCTCTGCTGTTGCTTCTGGTGCATGTCCTGACGTGCCTCTTTTAAAGAAGCACAGCCGGTTCAGGTTTTCCATGACCTTCACCCCCTCATCAGTGTTGAATACCTTCTGGTACGCGATGATCAAATTCTTCTTTTCTTGTGCCCGTTCTTGTAAAGGTGTCATGCAAGTCCTTCCATTACTTGCCCGGCAGCAGACCCTTCCTCGGGAGCGCCGGTGCTTTGCCCGTATGCCTGTGCCGCCTGTGCGGCCTGTTCAGCAGCCAATGCCTGAGCCTGCTGCTCGGCCTGTGCTGCCCTCATCTTATCGACCTCGTCCATTGGTCGCTTATGTTCTGCCTTGATGCCCAGAGAGTCCCCAAGGTCTCTTACGCCCTTGTCAACATTGACGTTGTCCTTGATCCCGGGGTATATTTGTTCGACGTTGGCGATGATCTCCAGCCAGGTCTGGAACGCGGATGCCTGGTGACGTTTCAGAGCGAGCATCATAGGGGAGATGTACTCGATCTTAAAACTAGACCCTTGTAGCTCTTCTGGGGGCGTCAGGGACTCGTCATTCCGCAATAGAGTCAGGACCACCCGGTTAATCGTAGGATCCAGCATTTCAGGGATGAGCCTCCCGATTGGTTGGGTTAAACGGCGGAGACCTTCGTTTAGGCGTTCCGAGATCTCCAGCTGGGTTCGCCTGTCCCCCTTGAGCTGTGTAAGCTGATTAAGAACGTCGAGCATGAATGCCTTGCGGATTTCCTCGCGTTCCATTTCCAGCATGTCCTTTGTACCGGCATAGTCGCCC